CCTTCGCTATATCACTACCATCTTGGATAAGCAATACCCTAAACTATTTGGACTTGATCGTATAAACAAAAATGAAAACATCTACGTTACAGAGGGTCCGTTCGACTCTCTTTTCTTGTCTAATGGATTGGCGATGTGTGGCGCTGATATTGTACTTGACAGGATACTCTATCCTGATTGCACGTTTGTTTACGACAACGAACCAAGGAACAAGCAAATCGTTGACCGTATTGACAAAACCATACGACAAAACAATAAGGTAGTTATTTGGCCCAGCAATATTAAAGAGAAAGATATCAATGATATGTTTCTTTCTGGACACGATGTAGAATCTGTGGTAAAATGTAACACCTATTCTGGTTTAGAAGCACAAGTAAAATTTAATCTCTGGAAGAAAATATGAGTAATGGCATCAAAGTTAAAAAGCGTGATGGATATACAGAATCTCTTAACCTTGATAAGATTCACAACATGGTAGAATGTGCGTGTGGTGGACTCGCAGGGGTATCACCATCGCAAGTTGAAATCCAATCAGGCATTCAGTTCTATGATGGAATCACAACACAAGAAATCCAAGAAATCCTTATCAGGTCGGCTAGTGACCTCATTGAGCTTGACGCTCCAAATTATCAGTTTGTTGCTGCTCGTCTCCTTCTGTTCTCTCTATATAAGCAGGTCTTTGGAGATAGTTGGAAGCACGGCTTTCCAACGATAGGCACTCACCTATACAATGGCATCATGAAAGGTGTCTACGATAAGCAGTTGTCATGTAAGTATACTGATGAAGAGTGGGATAAAATTAACTCATGGATTGACCATGACCGTGATTATCTTTTTACATATGCTGGTCTACGTCAGGTTGTAGATAAATATCTGGTGCAAGATAGAAGTGCTGGCGCTGTATTTGAAACTCCACAGTATGCATACATGCTAGTTGCAGCAACCATCTTCGCAAAATATCCTGTAGAAACTCGTCTCTCATACGTCAAGAAATACTATGACGCAATCAGCAAGCACAAAATCAACGTGCCAACTCCCATCCTCGCAGGAGTTAGGACTCCGCTTAGACAATTTGCTAGCTGTGTCCTTGTTGATAGCGATGACACCCTCGATAGTATCTTTAGTAGCGATATGGCTATTGGCAGATACGTTGCACAAAGGGCGGGCATCGGCATCAACGCAGGTCGCATCCGTGCTCTCAACAGCAAAATACGAGGGGGCGAAGTGGCTCACACTGGAGTTATACCGTTTCTCAAAAAGTTTGAAAGCACTGTCCGTTGCTGCACGCAGAATGGTATACGAGGCGGAAGCGCAACAGTTCACTTCCCAATCTGGCACAAAGAAATAGAAGACATTATTGTTTTAAAAAATAACAAAGGAACTGAAGATAACCGTGTTCGTAAGTTAGATTATAGTATTCAAATAAGCAAACTCTTCTATGAACGATTCATCCGCAACGAAGACATCTCTCTCTTCTCTCCACACGACGTTCCAGGTTTGTCTGATGCTTTTGGTCTTGCTGGATTTGATGAGTTATACCATGTTTACGAACGAGATACTTCTATTCCAAGAAAAACTATTGGTGGTCAAGAACTATTTCTTTCACTCTTAAAAGAGAGAGCAGAGACAGGTCGTATCTATATCATGAATATCGACCACTGCAATGAGCATTCTTCTTTCAAAGATAAGGTTTGGATGAGTAACCTCTGCCAAGAGATCACTCTACCCACCAAACCACTTCAGCATATCGATGACCCAGAGGGTGAGATTGCCCTTTGTATTCTCTCTGCTATCAACGTCGGCAAGATTAAACACCTTGATGACCTTGAAGATCTCTGTGACCTATCTGTGAGGGCGCTGGACGAGTTGATTGACTATCAGGGGTATCCTGTCAAAGCAGCAGAAACATCTACTAAGAATCGCCGCTCGCTGGGCATTGGTTACATCGGTTTGGCACACTGGTTAGCTCGTCATCAAGTTAAGTATTCTGATGGTGCTGCTGCACATCTTGTGCATGGTTTGACAGAAGCATTCCAATACTATCTGCTCAAGGCATCAAATCAACTTGCTATTGAGAAAGGAAAGTGTGGGTATTTTCATCGCACTAAATACGCCGAAGGTATTCTTCCTATTGATACCTACAAGAAAGATGTAGACGAAATCGTACCCCACAACCTTCACTATGATTGGGAATCACTTAGAGCATCCATCCTGGCTCACGGTCTTAGGAACTCAACACTGTCCGCACAAATGCCATCAGAGAGCAGTTCCGTTGTGTCAAACGAGACAAACGGGATTGAACCTCCCCGTGCCTTCCTGTCCGTTAAGAAGTCCAAGAAAGGAGTTCTTAAGCAGATTGTACCTCAGTACACGACGCTTAAGAATTATTATACGCTCCTGTGGGATATGCCTAGTAATACTGGTTATATTAATATTGTTGCTGTTATGCAAAAATTCTTTGATCAAGCAATTTCTGGAAACTGGTCATATAATCCAGAGCATTATGCCGATAATGAAGTACCTGTGTCGGTGATGGCACAAGACCTACTCAACACTTACAAATATGGATGGAAGACATCTTATTATCAAAACACATATGATATTAAGAAAGATTCTGATGATGAAGATAAGAAAAAAGAAATAGAAAGTTTACTCAATTCAATTCTAGAAAGATCTCAGGAGGAAGAAGATTGTGACAGTTGCAAGATTTAATCTTAACGAAACCATCCCATCAGTAGAAGGGATGACAGTATTTAATACTAAAAAAGTAGATGTAAAGAAACAACCGATGTTTTTCGGTGCTCCACTTGGGATTCAAAGATATGATACCTACAAGTATCCCATCTTCGATAAGCTAACTCAACAGCAACTGGGATACTTCTGGAGACCTGAAGAAGTATCACTTCAGAAGGACCGTGCAGATTATGCACAACTGCGCCCAGAGCAAAAGCATATCTATACTGCTAATCTAAAGTATCAGATTATGCTTGATTCTGTGCAAGGTCGTGGTCCTGGTATGGCATTCATTCCTCATTGCTCACTACCTGAGCTAGAATCTGCTATGACTATCTGGGAAACGATGGAGATGATTCACTCCCGCTCTTATACATATATTATTAAGAATATCTATTCTGACCCATCGGAAGTATTTGATACTATCCTCGATGATAAGAATATCTTAGACAGAGCGAAGAGTGTCACCGAAGCATATGATGATTTCATTCAAGCGGCACAGGATTACTCTTCTGGTAATCAGTGGCAGCATCAACTTGAAGGTGTGCCTGCAGCGAAAGAAACTCTCTATGAGTTGAAGCGCAAACTCTATCGTGCCGTCATTAATGTAAACATCTTAGAGGGGATTAGATTCTATGTTTCGTTCGCATGTTCGTTCGCTTTTGGCGAGCTTAAACTTATGGAGGGATCCGCTAAAATCATCTCTCTCATCGCCAGAGACGAAAGTCAACATCTTGTTCTTACACAAAACATTATCAAAAACTGGCTTAATGGAGATGACCCAGACATTCTTCAAATCGCTAAAGAACAAGAAGCATGGACGGTAGAGCAGTTTAAGAAAACTGTTGATGAAGAGAAAGCATGGGCACAGTATCTGTTTAAGGATGGTAGCATCATCGGTCTCAACGACAAACTACTTAACTCCTATGTTGAGTATATTGCTAATCGTCGTATGCGAGCGATTGGTTTGAAGCCTGTGTTTGATACTCCTATGTCAAACAATCCCCTGCCATGGACGCAGCACTGGTTATCTTCTAAGGGTCTCCAAGTTGCTCCACAGGAAACTGAAGTTGAATCATATGTCATTGGAGGCATTAAACAGGATGTTAAGAAAGATACTTTCGCTGGTTTTAAACTGTAATGGAAGATTGGAAAGAGAAGGCTCTCAAGTACGAGAAACTCTCAGAACACAACAAACGAATACTGAGAGAGGGTCCGAAAGCACTATCGGAAGCGTGGTTTCTCGGAGCAATGAAACGAAAATACCAGACCCCTGGTACAACTGAATAGATAAATACCTCCAGTGGTGGGGTTTTTTATTATGAATCCAAGCTCAGCAAAAGCAAAGGGTCGCCGTCTGCAACAGTGGGTCAGAGATAAACTCATTGAGATGCTTGACGTTCACCCAGAGGATATTGAATCTCGTAGCATGGGTGCTGGTGGTGAAGACCTTATCATGGCTCGTGCTGCAAGATTAAAATTCCCTCACAGTATTGAATGTAAAAATGTGTAGAAGCTAAATATATGGTATGCCTACGAGCAAGCATCTGCCAACTGTGGTGACTATGAGCCTATTGTTGTGATGAAAAAAAATGGCAAAAAACCATTAGTGGTGGTAGACGCAGAGTATTACATATCTTTATTTGGAGGGAAAATCGGATGAAAATCGATTTACATAACTTTTTTAAATATTACGACGAAAAGAATCCAAAGCATGTTGCTGCTGTAGAAGAGTTTGAAAAGACGCTTGAGAAGAAAGCGCCAGAAGAAATGGATGACACCGCCAACTGGGTAAGAATTTTTAGAACTCAACCAGAGAAACCAAAATCATCTACACTGGAAGTTCCCTATTTTCCACAGACAGATAACTACGAAGATGCTGACCGCACCTGTAACTCATCTTCCTGTGCTATGGTATTAGAATACTTCAAGCCAGGCACATTGCAGGGAGCAAAAGGAGATGATGCATATCTCAGAAAAGTTTTTGCAATCGGTGACACGACTGACCATGTGGTGCAAACCAAAGTTTTGGCGTCTTATGGTATTAAGTCACACTTTAGTTACGGTCTATCTTTCAATGACCTTGACCGTGAGCTTGCTGCTGGGAGACCCGTGGTTATTGGCATTCTCCACCGTGGCCCTTTATCTGACCCTCGTGGTGGGCACATGGTTGTAGTCATTGGTAAGACGCCAGCAGGCGACTACATTATTAATGACCCCTACGGTAGTTTAAACGACGGTTACACTACGTCGGTGTATAATGGTAAAGGTGCAGTGTATAAGCGTAGTGATCTTGCCCGCCGCTGGTGCCCTAAGGGCAATGATGGTTGGGGCAGAATCTTTGATGCAAAAAAGTAGAAGGCTCTATTCCAGCAAGCAAATATGATGTGCCTGTAAAAGGAGTAGAGCTTATCAAAGAGTTTGAAGGATGTGTATTGACTGCATACCCTGACCCTCATACTGGTAGATTGCCCATCACTATAGGATGGGGAAGTACTAGAGATTTTAATGGGAAACCATTTCAATTAGGACAAAAAATCTCACAAAAAGTTGCTGATGATCTTCTGATCTCCCAAATTAAAAATGAATTCATTCCAAAACTAGTAAACATTCCTTATTGGGGAGAGATGAATGAAAACCAGCGTGGATCATTACTATCTTTTGCTTACAATCTCGGGGCTAACTTTTTTGGTGGCACAGGGTTTAGCACGCTCACAAGAGTGCTTAGAGATCACAAATGGGATGATGTACCAAAAGTACTAGAGATGTATCGTAATCCTGGTAGTAGTGTAGAGGCAGGATTGCTTAGAAGAAGAAAAGCAGAGGGTAAACTCTGGGTTTCTTAATCATCCATTTTTGTTCTTAATGCAATTACTGTAGTGAGAATAGTTAATAAAGTTTCATACCCTCTTCTTTCAGATTCTTTACAATCTAAAGGAGGGGGATTTTTTAATTCTCCTTTGGCATCTGCTCCTGCTATTGACCCAGGAAGCATGAAGTTACATGTTACGAAATTCATACCAACAAATCCAATAGAAGCAAAACATACTATGAAAATAAGTTTGGTTAGATTTAGTTTCATCTTCCTTCCTCTTTGTGTATCCATGTCTTTAACTCATGCAAATATTGAATGAGTTGCTCTGCTTTTTCGTAGTGCCATGAATCACCCGTAGTCATCCACTCTCTTCTGTGGTTGTCTATGGCTTTTAGTATTTGATGTATTGGTGCATTCCAAGGTTCTCTATGTGGAGTATTCCATTCTCGTGGCATAAAACCTCATATGAGAGGAAGTTTATGAGAAGGCAAACTTCTGTCCTGTGGTTTTCCATTTTTAGGAAACTGATAGACCCCATTAATACAGAGAACCCAATTCGTATCAGTTTTCTTATCATAGATACGAATACGATCACACTCTCTTTCAAAATAAGGAACTTTTCCAGGCCCCAGTGGAGTTGCTGTGAATACTGATGCTAGAAGTAAAGCAGTCATTTTTTCTTACCCCCGTTTTTTGCTTTCTTGGCGGTAGCATTACCTTGATTCTGCTTGGGTTTTTTGGCAGATTTAACGCTACCCTTATTCTTAGATTTTGCCATCATATTTATGGCAGAGGATACAGGTGTATTTATCCGAACAAGCAGGGGGCTTGACACACGCCTAAATAAATGCTATATTATGTTTTCTTCACATTTGTGGAGATTCTCATTATTATAACGTGAGTGACAATTAGAGCCCAGGAAGGTGCCCCCAGAGATGGTTGTGGTATACCCCCCTTCTATTGGGATGTAGAGTTCTATTCAACTAAATGCTTTTTAAAACAGTTTCAATTCTTGCCGTTGCAGTTACAGGACTAGCACCCCTGCAGGCAAAGGCAGCGAGCGGATGTTCCCTCGCATCACATTATGGAGTCGGTGATGGATATCATGGGCAGACGACTGCAAACGGCGAAAGATACAATGCTTATGGCAACTCAGTAGCACACAAATGGTTTCCTTTCGGAACTAGATTAAGAGTTACAAATCAACGAAATGGTAAATCAGTGATTGTGCGTGTTAATGATCGTGGTCCCTACGTCGGTGGGCGAGACCTTGACTTGTCTTATGGTGCTTTCTCTTCTATTGCTTCACCCAGTCAAGGCGTCGCCAGCGTCTGTTATGCAAGGGTTTGAATAACTGAATAAATATTGGGGAGTGCTGCAGAACTCCCCTTTATGTTTAACTTTCATTTTGGTAAACCCTCTAAAAAAACTCTTATAACACTTAGTATCGTAACTTCCTCTATCATTGCAGCACTCTCACAATGCACAGGAATACATGAAAACAACCTTTGGGATTTACTTGACGAGATTCAAAGAAAATATTTCCCACAAACTAATCTTAATAGGATTATTGTGGAAGACCCTGACAAAGTAAAACGCAGGGCGGAAAGAGATGTCACCAATGCAATTAATGATTATTGGAGACAGACAGGATATAAAAGAGCAGAGGTGTATAAACCTCGCTATATAGAAGAGGAAAACAACGAAACATTATGCTATACTGATGAATGCAAAACGCTTGCACCACCAATGAGATTATGTGCCCCATGGATTGACAACTGCCCAAAGAACTGATATAATATTTTCATGTCTCGATAGCACAGCGGATTAGTGCAACATCCTTCTAAGATGTGGGTCGCTGGTTCGAATCCAGCTCGAGACGCTTTGGGAGATTGGCGCAGCGGTAGCGCAGCTGCTTTACACGCAGACGGTCATTGGTTCGAATCCGATATTTCCCATTTAACTATGAATACATACTATTTTTACATTACTATTATTGCTCTTGCAATCTATATTGTTTGTCAAGATACTAATGTGCCAAAGTATTTGGAATTAAGAATTAAACTGACACAAATTAATTTACGTGCTTTCTTTATGAAAATTAAATTGAAGCGACAACTTGATAAAGATCATAATGATATGCAAAAAGCTATGAAAGAATGGATGAAAGAAAATGGCAAGGATAAGATGTAACGCCTGTGGAACAGAGATAGAAGTATATCAGGCAAATAAAAGTAAATCATGTGGGTGTGACAATGGCACTCTGTTACGACTGGATCGTAATGGATTGCCAATCATTACAGCAAATGATTTATCATTGATCACGGCAATTGATGGGGTCGGAAAACCGAAAGAAAAAAAGCTTGACAATTCTACACCATCAGGTTATACTAAGAGGATACCAAGAAAACTGAATTTTGAGATTCGTTGATTGGTATAAATAAGATAGAATAAACGTATTATTTAATTAAAAGATATGGCTTATCTAATTAGAGTCGGAGAAAAACCAACTTACTGGTCTGGTAAAGAAGATGCAGTTTGGGTTGATCAATCTGCAGAAGCAAAAGAGTATGCTACCAAAAAAGAGGCAGAAAAGGATATCAAAGAAATTGCTGAAGTATGGGGTTACTCAACTCTTAATGCAGTAAAAGCAGAAGATGCTCCTTCGGCTGAGCGTCCAGTTGTTGAAGAAGAAGAGGGTGCAGCACCTGTAGTTGACCCATCACTAACTGCAGAAGATCTCAGAAGAATTCATTCTTGATAATGGAATAATTTATCATGTCATATATTGTTCGTGTGGTTGGTTATAATGTATATTGGACTGGTGATATGGAGCCAGGTCAATGTTGGTCTACCAACATTACTGATTCTCAAATCTTCGATACAACAGAAGAAGCACAAGTCATAGTTGACAGCGGTGGCAACATGGAAGTTGTTGAATATGACTTTGCTGTTTCTGATTTTCATGCCGATCCTTTTGATTGGGATGAGATAGATCGCAGAGCAGAAGAACTTAAAGCACTTCAGACAAAGGAAGAAATTTATGAACTTGGTAATGATGACTTTGAAACTAGCAGTAATCAAATTCATGATGTGAGTGTTGAAGTATCGGACTGAGTAGAAGTGTGGCAGAGCGGCTTAATGCAGCGGTTTGCTAAACCGCCGATGTCTTTATGGACATCCGTTGGTTCAAATCCAACCACTTCCGTTGGGGTTGACACAATCCCCACCCTCCTATATAATTAGGAGGTCAACAAATGGAAGTGTGTCCGAGTGGTTGAAGGAACTTGTCTTGAAAACAAGCATGGTGAAAGCCATCGTGGGTTCGAATCCTACCACTTCCGTTGGGGGTGCTCGCTAGGCAGATAGCCTAGAAGGAGATCCCCATACCGAGTCGGGACCATCATATCCGACTCACCTACGGGGCGTAGGTCAGCTTGGTAGACCGCCTGCTTTGGGAGCAGGATGTCGCAGGTTCAAATCCTGCCGCTCCGATTCTTCTTTAGGAGATATTAATGACATCTAATCTTGCTATTTACACCAGAGATAACTGCAAATATTGTCGTAAACTTAAAGTAGTTCTCGATAGTTTCTCAGTTAAGTATATTAAATTCAAACTTGATGAAGATTTTTCACAAGAAGAATTTTATATGATGTTTGGTGAAGGATCTACTTTTCCTCAAGTAACACTTGATGGTCATAAGGTAGGTGGGTGTATCGAAACAATTGAATATTTAACCAGTATTGGTTGCCTACAAGAAGAAAAAGATATGGAGTGTGTACTATGATTGAAATTACAGAAGAAACATTCTGCCATGATTTTGATGAAATTATGGATAATGTTATTGATGGAAAACAGTATTATATTATCAATACACGAGAAGGAAATCAATTGCTTCTTGCTCCTATAGATCCAGAAATGGGTATAGATTTTGATAGTATACAACTCCGAGATGACGGGGAATTAACTCAGTTGGTAGAGTAGCGCCTTTGCAAGGCGAATGTCAGCGGTTCGAGTCCGCTATTCTCCATTCGGGAGTGTAGCTCAATTGGCAGAGCGGGAAGCTTATACCTTCCGTATACGGCAGATTACCGTGCGGTTGGGGGTTCGAGTCCCTCCACTCCTATATACAATAAACACGGAGGTCATATGTCTTACCAACATCAAACAGATTTTGAGTATCACCTATTTGACTTTGGTAAAAAGGTGGAGTATATTATTGCTGCTGAGATGGCAGGCAAAGAAGATGCTAATGATGCATACAAAAAAATCAAAGAGTTGTTTGAAGATCTTAAAAAGTTTCGTAAACAAGAAAAGAAACAAGACCATCCATTAGATTACGACCAAATCCCCGAGAGGTATTGACATGAGTTTATCACAAGGTTTAGTAATGGAAGAGAATGAGGAGCCTGGATTTGAAATCCTTCATCTATCCTTTCGTAAGAGAGAGTCAACACATCTTTATGGTGGACCAGTAAATTATTACATTGGCAACATCGTATTTCGTCTGACAGACCCAGATGCAAAACGCAGAATGGATTACTACTTGGAGGAGAATGAAGACCTTCGTGTAGCACCAAACTTAGAGTTGATGGAAAAGTATTATGAAGGTCTTCACTTTGTCTTTGAAAAGGATGAAGAAGATGAAGAAGTAGATGATGATGGTGAGAAGTTTACCCCACTTGACATTCGTAATAAGCATGGTATCAAGGATGAAGATGTATTCATTCGTGCTCATCGTCGCAACATGGCACCTCTACATGGATTTGTAGAATACATTGAGAAGTTTGATTGTTATCAAATGCACGAATACTTCCAAGACACCCCAGTAGTTCGTGGTATAATGCAGTATCTACAAGACATGAAAGATGGTAAAGAGAATCCTAGCCGCACTCTCTATTATGAGCAATTCATCAACACCCTCGAAAACCTCTGCTGGTGGTGGGACTAGACAGTGCTCCAAGTGTCACGCAGAGTTACCACTTGACAAGGACCACTACCAAGTGGTAAAATACTTTCGTACAGGATTCTCCTATTACTGCAATGAGTGCAACAAACCGAAGCAGCGTGAAAGTTCTACTTGAACGCTTTCCGTATCGTTATGTGCAAGTAGGCACACTTGAAATCAATGGCAAACCTGATTGCCGTATTCAAAAAGCAGATTCATATACTGGTCGCTTTCGAGATATGTATCTATGTGACAATGAAATGCAGTTGATGACTGCTATGGAAGACCACGATTACACTTGCTGGTTAGACCCAGACCAAGTTCCCGCCTATGTTAAAGGAGATGACAATGATGAAGATGAGTGACCAAGTTAAGTATCAAATGGAGAGAGCAGAAGATGCTCTACGCACAGCACTTAAGTTTGCTGACAAAGAAAGCGTGTATGTAATCTCTGCCATCTCTAAAGCATTGATTGAGATTGATAATAGTTTGTTTGCTGAGCGTATTGAAGCAGCAGTAAAAGAAGGCAACACCGCAGCACAAGGTCTTATCTCTATTGATAAAGAAGAAGAAGATACTCAACCATATAAGTATTCTATTTCAAAAGAACTTACGGAGAATGGATCTGTTCAATATAATATGCATGAAATGCCGTATAGATATTATGGCGTAGATGATGGTTCGTTATGAATGATGAATTGGTTTGGGAAATACAAAATGTTTTTAGCCAAGAATTTTGTGAACAAATTATAGATAAGTTTAAAAGTGATAATAGAAAATATTCTGGAATCACTCTCGGTGGAAAACATTCTGATATTAAACAAACTACAGATTTACATCTTTCTCAATTTTTAGATTGGAAAGAATATGACAATCAAATAAAAGATAAAGTAACTCATTGTATTACAAAATATTATCACGAATATTATGAAAAATATAGAATAGGATATAGTGAGATATATGATGAAGGATATTTAATCCATGAAACAATACCAGAATCAATTGGATATAAATGGCATCATGATTTTTATGTAAAACCAAATGCAGATTATCGATTTCTTACAATTATTATATACTTAAATACTATAGATAATTGTGGCGAAACAGAATTTATTACAGGTAGAAAAATAAACCCAGAAGTCGGAAAAGTTTTAATTTTCCCAGCAACATGGACTTATCTACATAGAGGAAATCCTCCAGTGGATATTAACAAATATATAATTACCAGTTTCATTTATCATAAGTATGAGAGTGGTATTATTAAATAACAAGTCACGGATGGACTATAACAGAACTGGTGGAGTCAACTTACCCTCTGTATATTATGCTAAAAACAAACTTTCGTATTGTAGAACAACTTGATAATGGTGATGAAGTCATTACATATTTTCAAGTTCAAATGATTGACAAAAAATTTTACTACGTGTATAATGATGTCAATCACGGACCTTTTGAAGATGTAGATGATGCAGTGCAAGCTGCATACGAGGATTTGATTCCTCAACCTGTCTCGGAATGACATAAAAAGTGCCCTGGTCGGGAACCCCCTCGATGAGTTTCCAATTTCTCTAAAAAATTGGTGGTGCGGATGGGATAACTCCCGCCCAGTTTCTTGCCTCTGGTCAAAGGGCAGGTGGCGAGCCTGAAGGGGGGGTTGACACCCCCTTACCCTTCTGATATGATATGAATATTAAAGCGGGATAGTGAAGTCAGGTATCACAGCGGTCTCATAAGCCGCAGGTCGTCGGTTCAAATCCGACTCCCGCCCCCAGCCCAAATGGCGAAATGGTAGACGCAGCGGACTTAGAATCCGCCGCCGTAAAAAGCGTGGAAGTTCGAATCTTCTTTTGGGCACTTAATACTACCTGATTGGTGGTATTAACTATCTGGCCAGATAGAACATAGTAGTCCTTTTGTGGGTTGGACGCCATACAAGCTCAAACAGATTTCTTACGGAATCAAGCCTCTGGAATCGCAATCAAAAGCATGAAAAACTGGAGATTGCACGGCTCAAAACTACATCGTATCGTAGCAGATATATAGTAGTGGCGAGCATCTGCGAAATTAGTTCAGTGGTAGAACGCTATCCTTCCAAGTTAGATGTCAGGAGTTCGAATCTCCTATTTCGCTTTAGCAGAATAACTCTGCTAAATTTATTCCACAATAGCTCAGCGGTAGAGTCGATGACTGTTAATCATTTGGTCCCTGGTTCGAATCCAGGTTGTGGAGTTACCATTTGCGCTGGAGCTGATAATCCAGAATGCCGTGGTAAGATAGAGGGTAAGCCTCTGTTATATCCTTGAGGTATATCACGCTTACTCCATCTAAAACTCTTATAAATAAACACATTAAAGGTCGAAAATCATGTCTAACTTCAGCAAGCAAATTAGCATTTTTATGGAAAGCGATTGCCGCTATTGGCATATCGCTCAATCCTCCCTGCTTGCTCATAAGTGTAAACGATGATTGACATCTGACACATAAGCAAGATTTATCAGGGGGGAGGTTGACAAAACCACCCCCCTATTTTATTGTAGATACATCGGTGGTATACCCACCAGCACCTTGACAATTTAACCCATGGGTCTGTAACTCAGCTGGTAGAGTAGCGGGCTTTTAACCTGTAAGTCGTCGGTTCGAGCCCGACCAGACCCATCGTGGTAGGAATACTATGGAACCGTAGCTCAGCGGTAGAGCACTCGGCTGATAACCGAGCGGTCACAAGTTCAAATCTTGTCGGTTCCACCTTGGAAGATTGGCAGAGCGGTTAATGCAGCGGTTTGCTAAACCGTGAGGGTAACACCTCCGTTGGTTCGAATCCAACATCTTCCGCCTTGGAGAATTGTCCGAGAGGCTTATGGTGCAAACTTGGAAAGTTTGTGTGGATAAAACCACCAGAGGTTCGAATCCTCTATTCTCCGTTTGGCAGTGTAGTTCAGTGGTAGAACAAGAGATTCATACCCTCTATGTCGGTAGTTCAATTCTACCCACTGCCTTGTGTCGTTATCCTAGTGGTCAAGGAACCTGTTTGTGAAACAGGGTAGATGGGTTCAATTCCCATACGGCACCCCGCCCGATTAGCTCAGTGGTCTAGAGCAATTGTCTAGTAAACAATAGGTCGTCAGTTCAAATCTGACATTGGGCTCTTGGGTCTGTAACTCAATTGGTAGAGTAGTCGGCTCTTAACCGAAAAGTTGTGGGTTCGAGTCCCACCAGCCCCATGTGTTCAGGTGGCAGAGTGGTCAAATGCGGAGGTCTGCAAAACCTCTTATCGTGGGTTCGAATCCCACCCTGAACTCTCATTCCAGAATCGTCTAACTGGCAGGACACCTCCCTTTGAAGGAGTTTATCTAGGTTCGAATCCTAGTTCTGGAATTGTCCATGTAGCCCAATGGAAGAGGCACTATCTTGAGGGGGTAGTTGTTGGAGGTTCGAATCCTCTCATGGACACCTTGTTGGATTGGTGTAACGGTAGCACGATGGTCTCCAAAACCATTAGTGGGAGTTCAAATCTCTCATCCTTCGCCTACTCTCTTAGCTCAGTGGACTTAGAGCAATCGGCTACGAACCGATGTGTCGCAGGTTCGAATCCTGCAGAGAGTGTTTGGTATTCAATGTTACTAAATTAACACAATAAATACTAATACGTTCATTCGCTATTTGCAAATAGCGAACGGAAGTAAGACAACTCGGAACGGGTCGTTCATCTATGGAAGCACTCATTCTTACGTGCTTACAAGCACAATTAATTGTTGGGAGAGTTTATAAAACTGATATTCCCAAGCAAGCCAAGAATGATTTAATTTGGGAGATCAGACAGATTGCACCAAAAGAGTGTAAGATAGACGCAAAAGTTGACTGAAGGAACGCTCTTTAACTTAAACAACTAAGGAGAAACCTAATGTCACAAGTAGTATATCGTGGTGTCGCATATGACACCGAACAACGCCGTCAAGCACAGGCACAAACGCAACAACAACCTCAACAATACAATGAGACCTACCGTGGAGTCAAGTTTGTAAGAGAGGGGACCAAGAGATGACAGCAACCTATCGTGGGTGTAAGTATGATACTGACACTGCGTATCTACAATACCGTAAGTGGTATTCAGAAACACATGCACCATCTCATCCACCAAATAAGTATCGTGGTATTTCTTATCGTCCATGTAATAACTGGAACTGGGAGGAAAAGCAATGAAAAAACTTAACTTCCTGCAATTGATTAAGGAACAAAAACAAAAAGAGGAGCGTCGTTATCAAGCACAACTAGCACAACTAGTGGGAGCAAAATAATGATACAAACTATCGTATCTCTAACTGCCGCAGCAGCTCTGGGAACAATGTTACTTTCAGTCTATATTCAATGGTTGTATAAGTATTAATCAACGGGGGCATATGCCCCCTTTTTTAATCTCTTTGTCTCCAGTCATCTGGTTTGTTTCTACCTTCAGTCCACCAGTCAACCATATCATCGACATTGTTGAATCCACGCTTACCGTTGCGTTCGTGTCCCAATCCACCAATGTCAAGTTGGTTTAAAAAATCATCCATATCACCGTCCTGCATGTCTGGGTTTTCTGCTTTACGTCTTGCTTGACGTAGCATGGTGCCTGCACTGCGGTTTGCTTTAGCTAGTTTCTCTGCCCAAATCATATCTTCTAACCCTACGCTTTCGTGTAAGATAATCTTTCTGCAGATTTCTTCTAAGCGTAAACGATATTGTGTGGATAGCATATGCAATTTCCATATAGGGTTATTTAGCATTAATCATTGACTCTAACTCATTGACACGGCTGAATTCTTCGTATGCTTTTTCTGACCTTTCTGATAGGATATCAGAAATGTCTTCAAGAATTACTTCGTTATCGATGTATTCATCCAGATACTTATCCAGTGCTTCTTTCAGATAGCGATAACGATGCCACTCAGGAGAGTATGGTTTGTAGTGTGCCATAAC